GCATTTAGTGGTGTTGTAAAGGCAGTTAGTAGTGTTGTAAGTGGTGTTGGTAACTTCCTGAGTTCTCCAATTGGTAGTTTACTTACAACTGCTGTTGGTGTTATTTTCCCACCATTAGCACCTGTCATTGCTGGTATTAAGGCAGTTACAGCTCTTGCATCTGGTGATATTATCGGTGCAATTACTAACACTGTTGGTGCTTTAACTGGTTTCTTCCCAGAGACTATGGGTAACTTCTTCCAAGGAGTTACGGATACATTAGGATCAGGTCTTGGTGGTGTTGTCAATGGATTCCTCAAAGGAGGTATTGGTGGAGCACTTGGTGGTCTTGGTGGTATGTTACCTCAGGGCGTTCAGAAATTCTTTGGTGGTATTGGTAAGTTCATTCAGAAGAATCCAACAGTCGGTGCAATTATTAAGAGTATCCCAGGTGTTGCTAATATTCCTGGACTATCAAATCTATTCGGATTGGAAGAGTTCCCAGGTATGCCTGGACCTATTGGTATTGCTAGAACATTAGCAGGTCAGTTTGGTATGGGTGGTGTCTTTGATGCCTTAGCTGGTATTGCTGGCATGACTCAACAGACTGCTTTAATGCAGCAATCCCCAGAACTGGGTGTTGATCCTAGAGTCTTTGGTATTTTTAACCAGAACATGAGTGCTTTTGATCCTAAGGGAGGTATGTCTGCTGAATATGCAATGCAAACTGCTCTCGAATTTGTTCCTATTCCTCTGATTCTGTTGAAGTTGGTTCCGATCGATCGACCAGTACCGATAAATAATACACAGTATATTCCTCAAAAGGCACCAGCTAAGCAGCAGCCAGCTAAGAAGTAATAAATGGAAACTAAGACAGTAAACATATATAAAGTCATTCCTACGACAGGAATAAGCAACGTATCTTTTGGTCGCGGTATGAGTGCTGCTGCAAGAGGTGAACAGAAGAAGCAATCAAAAGTATTTGCAACACAATTACAGGCGATTAATAACATTGGTCTAAGTCTTAATGGTATTTCAAAGACTTTAGATAGTATTAGAGCGTTAAAATTAAAGCGTCTTAAAGCCGAGGAAAAGAGAAGACTTAAAGATTCTTTTCAAGCAAGATATACAGAAACACAAAAACTAAAAGGATCATTCAAGTTTTCTTCAGGAGTTCTTGGTAGAGTTGCTCCAGACTTCTTTGGTGGGTTATTAGGATTCCTTGGTGGATTATTTAAGTATCTGGTATTAAAACCAATCTTAGAATGGTTGGCGGATGAAAAGAACCAAGCGAAAGTTATCTCTATTTTAGAGGGACTTAAAAAGGTCGTAGACTTTTTCTCTTGGTTAGTTAAGTCTGCTGTCGTTACATTCATTGATGGAATGTACGACTTACTTAAGGATGATGCAACACCTTGGGAACGACTAACAGGATTCTTAAAGGCATTTGGTGTTATTGGTGCAGCATTCTTAGGAATGAATTTCCTGCTGAGACCAGGAAAGACTATTGCTGCATTTAAAAATGTCTTTACTAACTTTAATAAGAACTTAGAAACAAGACATAAGAAATTAAAAACAGCAGCAGGTAAGGGTGGTCCAGTTGGAACGACTGGTGGTGGTAAAAAACCAGTCAAAACCAAACCAGTTCCAAAGAAGACACCCAGATTTAGATTCCCAAGATTCGGAAGAAGATCTGAAGGTGGTTACATCGATGGACCTATGGGAGGATATCCCGTAACCTTAGATGGTAGGGGTGTTGATTTCATTGGTCATGGCAGAGAGTTTGTAGCACAGAAACCTGGTGGTGAT